AGGAGCCGGCATCCAGGGTGCGCGGTACCGTGTCGTGATGGCCAGAGCCGGGCACCGAACCGCCTCCCATCCGGGGGAAGGCAGGAGCCACCGCGCCGCCGCCAGCAAAGTGCCTGACACCACCACCAACCAGGCCGCCGGTGGCATTGACCTCGACCCGCTGCACGTAGATGGTGTGCGTGCTCGAGGTATTGGCGCCGTTCAAACTCATGATCTCCGAACGAGCCGCTTCCGCATTGGTGCTGACCTGATGCCGAGACTCGGTCTGGATGCGATCGAGCGCCTTGATCATTCCCTCGACGTTGGTGATCGCGGCCTGCGCTTTCTCCGTGGCGACCTTGAGTTCGACCTGCGAGTTTTGCTCGGCGTAGGTCTTGAGCTTGTCGAGCGCATCCTTCGCCTTGCTGACGTCCGCATCGACCGGCAGCGTCTTGCCCTCTTTGAGCAACTGCTCATACTCCTGCAGCTTCTTTTCCGCTTCCTGCAGATCGGCCTGAATCTTGAGCAGAAATTCCTTCTCTGCCAGCGCCTTGTCCAAGTCAGCGATCGCCTGATCGAAGCGTGTCTTGTCGGCATCGATCGTGACCTTCAGCCCATCCTTGAGCTTGGTCGTGATCTGGTCGATCTGTGTTTCGGTCTGCGTCAGGGTCTGCTGGATCTGCTCACGGGCCGTGATCGCCGACTGGGCGGCTTTCTGGTGCGCCGCGCTTTCTGCGTCCAGCGTCTTGTTGAGCAACTCCTCCGAGGTCCGGATGGCACCGATGGCGCCTGCCACCTCGTTCTTGCTCTGCACTGCGGCCTGATCGGCAGCCTGCGACTTCTGAGCAATCTCGGCCCGCAGGGTTTCGGCCTGCCGCATCAATTGATCGGCGGTGGCGTACTCCTGCTTGCGGTAGGCCTCGCGCGACTGCGCTTCGAGCTGCACGACCTGGGTCATGTTTTGCTCGGATTGCTTCTTGGCATCCTCAGCGCGCTTGGCCTCGTTGGTTTGCGAGGTGGCCACCTGCGCGGCCAGGTCCATGGCTTTTTGGGCCAGTTGTCGGGCCAGCTCGAGTTCGCCGTTGGCCAGGGCCTCGCGGGCCTTTTCCTGATACTCGGCGATCTGGTACTTGCGATCTTCGTTGGCCTGGAACTCGGTCATGCCCTGACGGGCAATCTCGCGGATGCGCTCCTCCGTCGTCATCGACAACTGGCGCTTCTCGTTCTCAATGCGCTGGACTTCGGCCAAGTGCCGATTGGCTTCGGCGTTCAAGGCATCGATGTGCTGCCGGTACTCCGACAACGCCTGGGTCATGGTCTGGCGCTTGGTGGCCAGAATCTCATTTTCGACGCGGGTGACGTTGGCCGACCGCTCGGATTCTGTCTGCCCCTGGCGCTGGGCGGCCTCGATGCGGGCACGCCCCTCGTCATCGATCAACTTCAGCGTGGTCGTGGTGGCCTGCTGACGCAGCGTGGTTTGCTGCGTCAGCGCCTCAGTCAGCAGTTGCGTCGACTTGGTAATCAGCGCAGTTTCCGACTGGGTTTTGAGTTCCAGTGCGGTTTGCTCCTGCTGGTAGCGCGCCTTGACCGCATCGATCTGGCGCTGCAGGTTGGCCTCGACGATGCTGGTCAGCCCCTTGTAGGCATCGGCCATCTTGGCAGTCGCGTCATTGACGACCCCTTGCGCTTTTCCGACCGCCTGTTCGACTTCGCCCAAACGGGATTTCAGCTTCTCCAGTGCGCTGTGGACGGCCTCAACGCCACGCCCGACCGCCTCCTGCGCCCCCTGGCGAACGGCTTCCAGCCGCCTGGCAATCTCCTCGGCGGCGGTCGCGGCGGTATTCATCGCACCCTTGGCCGCGTCCGCTCCCTTGGAGGCGTCGGCGTACATCTGGCCGAAGATCTGGTTCATCTCAGCGAGCCGCTGCTCGTGGCGCTTGGTGGCCTGCTCGATGGTGTCGGAGGTGAATACCGCTTTGAAAACTTCCCAGCGGTACTGCAACTGCTCGATGCCTTTCATCAGCATCTCGATCATGAAGATGCCTGCCTTGCGGACGACCTCGAATTTCTCGGACAACCACGATCCGATCTCCCAGCCCACCAGGAAGGCACCCAGCACAGCGAACGCCGTCTTGAGTACGCCCACGCTGGCCACGGCTGCTGACACCGACAGATTCGCCGTCGCCCACGCAGCCGAGGTAGCACTGGCTGCAGCGACGGCTGCCGCGCCGGCGGTCTGCCAAGCGGTGATCAGCGCCGGGATCAGGCGGTAGATCAGTACGGCCAGACCGACTTCAGCGATGCGCTTTAACCACTGCATCACCGTGTCGAGGTTCTGCGCCAGCCACGTCAGAGCCTCGGCCAGCTTCTTGGTGAAGCCGGTCGACTCGTCGAGTCTGCTGACCCACTGCCCGAAGGCATTGCGCAGGCGCTCAAAAGCTTGGCTCACCGTGGCTGGCAGCTGGGCGTATTCGCTGGCCAGCTTGTCCTTCTGGCTCATCAAGGCATTGACCACCACATCGGCAGTCAGACGACCTTCCTCAGCCAGCTTGCGCAGCCGCCCGATCGGCACGTTCAGGCCATCGGCCAGAGCCTGCGCCAGACGGGGGCTGTTCTCGACGACGGAGTTGAATTCCTCGCCGCGCAGCACGCCCGACGCCAGGGCCTGACCGAACTGCAGCAGGGACGACTGCGCTTCAGTGGCCGATGCACCTGAGAGGCGCAACGCCTGCGAGATGCTTTCGGTGATCGTGAGCGCGTCCTTTTGCTCGCCACCCAGCATCCGCACCGCCTGCTGCAGCTTGCCGTACAGCGTGGCGGTTTCCTGGATCGGCACGCCGATGCGCTGGGCGATGTCAAACAGCTCCTTTTGGGCGACGGCGTACTCACGCTGGCCAGCGGTAGCCAGCTTCAGGCGCGCGGACATCATGTTCCATGCGTCGGCGATCTGGACGATCTCCTGCACCTTGCCTGCCGCCCAATTGATCGACAGGAAAGCCAGTAGCTGCGTCTTGGCAGTCGCCACTTGATCGCCAAAGGCCGACATTCCTGCCTTGACCTCAGCCATCCCAGCGGCTGCCTTCTCACCAGCGGTCTTGGCGGTGCTTGAGAGCTCGCCGAGACTGCGCTCGGCAGACGCGATGGCGCGCTTAAGCCCCTCGTCGGCCCCTTCGAGTGCGACGAGGACGGAAATTCGGTTCGCCATGACTCAACTCACCGTCCGGATCTGCTTCTCGATAGCCGACGACAGGCGCGGGATGCGGCCCGCGACCAGACGTTCGACATCGAGGCGCTTCTTGAGCACGACCTTGGGCACCAGGACGGCAATCGGAATGTCCGCACCGCGTTTGAGGCGCTTGATGCCCTCGGCTTTGCGATAGCGGCGCTTAAAGCCTGCCAGTGGCCGGTCGTGTTCCTTGATGTTTTCGGCCATGAGGACGATATTCCCCTTTGCGTTCTTGATGAAATAGGCATTGCCGCCACGCATCAGCTCGGTGATCTGCGCCTTGAAACGTCTCCTGCCGACACGCCCGTGCAGCGGGATCAGCATCCGACTGGCGATCAAGCCCCCACGCTCGTGCATCCCCGACCATGGAATCCGCGAACCCACGTACAGCGCGGGCAGGCGGTTCGGGTCTTTATTGAGCACCTTGGCGGTGAAGCCTTTGAGGAAGGACTTCTTGACCACCGCCATCTGGCCTGCGACGTGGCCGCGCACGTCCTGTTTGAGCTCGGACGCTTCGCTGGCAATGGCCCGCGACACGGCCTTCTTGACCTTGTCTCGGAACTCGCCACCCCAACGGCGCAGTTGCGCCTGCGCTGCTGAACTATTGATGCGGACGGAGATGCGCATGGTCGGTGAGCCTGTCGAGGGTCTGGTCGAGATGGCGGGCATCGCTACGCGTGCCGATGGCGACGAGCGATAGCAACCGCGCGTCGCGGGCTGCGTCGGTGCGCGCCATGGCGGCAACGAAGCCACGCACCTGCGCCAGGGTGTAGTCGAGGATGTCGGGCAGACGGTGGCCGTGCTCGATCAGGTGCTGGACGGTGTCAAACCAGCCGCCATCACGGGTGCCAGCTTCGTTTGCGCGAACAGGCCGTCGAGCTTGGGTATCACCGTCCGCGTAAAAAAATCGGCGTTCACCTCGATTACCTTGGCCGCGAGCAGGATCGCCTGGTCAGCTTCTAGCCCGTCGACCCATGCGCGAGGTTTGCCAACCGCGATGGCGATGGCCGACAGCAAGTCATCTCCGCGCTCACCAAACAGCGCCAGCCAGTCGATGTCCGAGGCGCTGAGCTGCTGCATCACCGGCGAGATTGCCCGCAGGAAAGCGGGCATCTGCCCTACCTTCAGCGGCTTGATAGCCAGCGGCTCGCCATCGATGACCAGTTCGACCGCCTGCGGAATCAGGGCATCCAGATCACTCATGGCTGTTCCCCTCACAGTTGGACGATGCGGCCGAACTGCCCAAGCACCGCATCAAAAGGTTTGGTGGTATCGGCCAGCAGCGAGCCCTCCAGCTCGAACTTGTTGTACTCGTCCGAGATGAAGGAGATTTCCTTCAGAGGATCGAAGGCCACACGGTACAACTCGACCAGCACCTTGGCGTTGCCCTGCGCCGTGTTGATGCCCTCCAAGCGCAGGTAACGCTCAGGCAGCGCCTGGGTGAAGATGCCGATCTCGGTGGCGATGCCATAGGCATAGCTGGCCTTGAACGGTGCGGTCAGTCCGGTGGTGTCCAGAAATTGGACGGCACCAAAGTCCAGATCGGCGGTGTAGTGCGTGCCGGCTGTCAGTGTGGCCGGCGTGCCTGCTGAATCCGTGACCACCAGGCTCGACACCTTGGGGTGGGCCAGGAAGTAGCGGTCGCCCGGGGTCGGGGTGGCGCCACCAATAGGTTCGGCGGTCACCGTACCCGGCGTGCCGACGACATGGTTGCCGTAAAGGGCCAGAGCGAGGTTTTCTTTGGTGAACTCCTCGATGGTCAGGTTCACCGTGGCCGACTTCTGTTTGACCATGCGGTGGTCCAGCGAACGCTGGCCGGTCTGGCTCTCGTAGTGCTCCAGCACATCGGTTTTGAGAGACAGTTTGAGTTCGGCTACGTTGCCGGGCGAGCGGACTTCGATCGGCAAGCCAGCCGTGTCACGCTTGCCGAGAAAGACGCGGCCTTGGAATGAAGCGTAGGTGCTCATGATTTGGGTTCCTTGCGTTGAACGAGGGAGGTTTCAGCCTCCACTCGGGTCGGTTTTGGTTCGGGCATAGCGATGTCGTTGGCCAACAGCCATTCGGCGATGTCGGCATCAACGTCGAGAACATCGCCTGCAGCATGGGTCTTGCCCGCATGGGTATGCGGGCGGTTCAAAACGAGGCGGGGCATAGGGTCATCCTTGGATGGAGATGTCGTTGGCGAGCGTGCGGTAGGTGATGCGATACCGCGCCGGCAAGGCCACCGCCACGGCGTCGGCGTCATCAACCTCCCATTCGCACTCCTGTTCCCTGACGCCGAGCGCTAAACCACCCACCGTTCCATCCGACAACAAGGCGAGATGGGCAGCGGTAAGAAGGCGATCGGCTTCGGTTTCCGGTGTCGTCGGCGCGACGTTTCGCGCCAGAGCAACCAGTCGAACCGTCAGCTCGCGGGTGACGCGATCGTTGGCACGTTCGGTGATGGTTTCAGTCTCGGGAAACACCACTAGTGCCGGACATTGATCCCGGCTAATGGCCACCGTGGGCGAACGGTGCAAGGTGGCACCCAATGCTTCGACGGACGGCCGCACAGCGGCCATCACCGCCAGCAGAATCCGCTCGCGGATCGAATTTCCGGCCATGGGTCAGATCCTGCTGAGTTTGGCGCGCAGCTCCGAGCCATCGCCCACGGCTCGAATGTCACGCACCTGAAACAACTGACCATCGATTTCGACGGTCTCGCGCGCTGCCAACCCCACCAAGACGCTGGCGGGGTAAGACATCACGTACTCTGTGCTGAGCGTCAGACCATCGAGCAGGGTTTCGTCGGGAGCAGCGAATCCCACCGCATGGGCCTGCTCGGGTGAACCATCGCTGGGCCGCCAGACGCAGGGTTTCAGAAACCCGGCGTGGGCGGCCGCCTCAAAGAGGTTTTCGATGAGCGCCATGATCAAGCCATCGTCAGCTTGACCAGCACGCCCGGTCGATGGCACATCGGCAGCGGGTTGGACTGGGTATGGAGATCGGTGCCCCGGTCGAACTTGCGCGGCTCCTGCTTGGCGTACAGCGGCTGGCCCAGCGTGTTGGCCGTCTCGTTGAAGTCGGCTGGCGCGAAGTAGGTGCCGAAGGTGTCGATGGTGCCCAGCGGGAATGCGTGGGCTTCACCGGCAGCGATGAAGCGCCGGCTGGTGCCACTGGCATCGGTGGCCTGGCCACGATATTCCTCGAAGGTGACGCCTCCAAAGGTGAAGCCAGCGCGCATGTCATTGATCAGCACAACACCCTGCTGCCAGTTGGTGAAGGCTTGTTCGACCTTGGCATGGCCCGTGAGCGCATCGAAGAACTCGGGGGAACACAGCACATGGATGCCGGTCATGTACTCGCCCTTGAGGTTGTCCTCCAGGTGGCGCAGCACCTCGGCACACTTTTTCTTGACCTGGGTATTGGCGTTGCCCAGTTCGAAATTCACCGTCGCCGGCGTGATATCAAACTCGTCGTAGAGGTCGTAAATCACCGAACCATCGGCGTCCAGGATCACACCTTTGAGCGCCCCCATGCGCAAGTGCTCCAGGGTGATCGCGTGCTTGTTGCGCATGGTCTCCAGATGGCGTGCCATGACGCCGGCCAGCGATTCCATCTCGGTTTCGGAGCCGAAGGCGCGCAGCCCCTGGACTTCCTCGGGCAACACCACATCGTCGTGCGGGATGTGAGGAATCACAAAGGAACGGACTTTGCGCTTGGCACGCGTGCCCACCGTACCGGGGGACCCGGGCGGCATGGACGGCAGCAGATTGAGCACACCGTTCTGCTCTTCGACCACGATTTGACGGGTCCGCACGGGTTTCGCGGGAAAGAGCTTGATCTCCTCCATGCGGCCGTAGCGATTGGGAATGAGATTGATGGCCGCCGTCATGGATGCCATCGAGAACGCAGGGTTGTGGAAAGGGTTTTGCATGATGGATCTCCCTGGCTTTAAGCGCCGGTGCGCACCAGGACACCCAGTGCTTTGAGTTGGAGGATGGCGGCTTGCTGCTCTTCTGCAGCGATGCCAGCGGGCCACTGGAGCGCGTGATCGGCAACGATGGCGTGACGCGCCACCATCAGGCCGTCGTTTCGATCTGCCAGGTGGGCATCAGCGTCTTGCATCAAGACGCCTGCGGCGTACTGACTGCCATCGGTGGCGGACGGGTCGATCTGCTTGACCTTCCCCGTTGCGGTCACCATGCCGAGGACGGTTCCCAGGGGCAGTGTTTGACCGGCGGCGACGGTCACGCGATCACGTGAGTACAGATTGGGCGCCTCGTACTTGAGGAGATCGCCAAGGTTGAGAGGTTCTTGCAATGCGGGCATTTCAGGCTCCATTCAGATTCATTGAGATCCGAGGCGGCTCTTCACGGCCTGGACCAGGGGGTTGTGGGGTGATGCCGGATTGCCTGCGTTGGCAGCAGCCACGGCGGCTTGCGGGTCGATGCGACTGACGATCTCGGGCGAAGCGTCGGCCTGCGCCGCGAGCAACTGGTTACGCACTTGGGCCGGGGCTGTTTGGGCTTCAAGGAAGCCCGCGATCAGGTCGGTTCGCCCGGCCAGCGTGCAGGTCTGGGCGATTTCCACGGCATCAGCCACGGTCATTGCCGTGGTGGCTGCCGGTTGAGGAGGACTGACAACAGGATCAGTAGCAAGCCGATCAGGAGCAGCGGGGTCGGTTCGATCATTCATAAAAGACTCCATCTGGAGGTTGCGGGAAGAGCCCGAGTGGCTCACCCGGGCCGGATGGCCCGGCTGTGAGGTGTCCAGATTCGGGAGTGAGGAAACAGATTCGAGGAGTTGCGCCAGGGCGTCGTCGAAGGTGCCGATGGCATCCGCCAGCCCGATCGCCACGGCGGCTTGCCCGAAGAAAAGACCGGCCTCGGTGTCGCGGACCGTGGATGGGTCGATGCCCCGATTG